TTTATAGATAATGATATTAAGTAACAAAAGTAACAAAAAGAGTATAAAAAGCGCCTTTAACCCTTGGTACATAAGGGTTTTAAGAGATTTTAAAAGTGTTACTTTTAGTAACACTTTCGCTATTTTCATCGTTTTTCAGTAACTTTTCCTGCTTAAAAGTATTTTTTCGGTCTGTTAAAGTAACACCCTTGATGTAATACTTATTTCGATTGCCACGTTCTCTTTTGAAACCTTGGGTTTCTAAAATTCGATAAAACGCTCTGTTTTTCAATTGATGCTCACCATTTCTAAAACACCAATTGGCGTAAACTTCATACAATTCTTTTGCTTCAATCTGAACATCTTCTCTTTTGAAACAACATTCGAACATGAATGGCCCGAGTATATCCATTTCTTCTTTATAATCACCTGTTGCTTTCATAACAATTGCAGGATCATTTAATCCCGACTGCTGCCACTTCAAGCAACCTTCAATCGCCCAATTTAGAATGCCTGGCATTTCCAAGCTAAGTTTCTCCGGTAATTTTTTATCGCGTTTTTCCTTTGGTAACTGTAGATTGAATGGAATTAAGCGAATACGTCTCCAAATCCCTTCATCTACCCCTTTAATTACTGGCTTATGGTTTGTAGTGAAGAAAACTTTAAATTCAGGTATAAACTCAAAGAATTCTTGCCTTAGGAACCTTGCTAATACTGGCTCACCGCCTGTTATTTGTTTTACAAAGGCTTCTGATAGTTGCTCTCCGTCTTCACTTTCAATTGCTGATACAAAGCGAGAACCAACTAATCTAGCAATATCATTATTAGCTCCAGTTTCTTTCTTTTTAATAAAAGTATCTGACTTAGCTTGTCTACCGTAATCACCCATAAGATCTTTAATAATATTGATGAAAGTTGATTTTCCGTTTGAACCTCCACCGATTAAGAAGACCATTATTTGTTCTGTAATCTCTCCAGTAAGGGAATAACCGATTAACCGCTGCATGTATTCAGCCAGTTCTTTATCACCTTGGAAAATCTGATCTAAGAAATTAAGCCATTCTGGACACTTTGCATTTTCATCAAACGCGATATTTGTGATTTTAGTTAAACCAAGTTCCCGATCATGTTGCTGCAGCTTGCCTGTTTTTAAATCGACAACGCCGTTCTCTACATTTAACAGATATTTATGTGTATCGAATTCTGTACGTTCCCCTGGTACCAATGGCATAAGGTCCTTAATACTATTCATTCGGATATTTCTTCTTTCACACATACGTGACCATTTCGCTTCCGCTTCATCTTCTGATTTAGAAAGGCTGCGTAGCACTTTTGCAGTAATTCTTTCAATTTCTTTTTTCGTATCCACTTTCCAACGCTTTCCGTCCCATATATACCAACCAACATCGTTAATGTATTTGATTACATGGCCATATTCGTATGCGATACGTTCAGCATTTCCCATTTCAGTAAGTTTGAATTTCCGTTTTGGCTTGACCTCCACAACTGAGGCTACATCTTCATTAATAAAATCAAATGAAAATTCTTCGAATTGCTGTTTGTTGTCTAAGATAGTTGTAGATGTGGAGGAAATAGCTACTCCTATCGTTCTTTCACCGTAGGTTTCGTTTGTATCGCTAAAATGGATAACATCCCACTTGTCACGCATTAAGCTGGTTTCACGGAACATTGCATCCATTCGAGTTACTGATTTACCTGTCCAGAAAGCTAGATGATTACATAAAGCTAAATCACTTGCTGAATGATCATCATTGATTAAGTTGCCATTGAATAATGAACGAATCTCATCACCATTCTTACTTCGGAACATTCTTTCCCACAAAGCTTCATTTGAAATTTTAATTTCATCTTTTTCAAATTCCGCTAAATTTACACGCCCTTGAATATCACTATCATCAAAATACTTTTCGAATACTTCAGCTAGTTCATCCGTTCGCTCATATACATCATTGGAATTTTCACGATTTCCAGTAAAGGTAAAGAAACGACCGTATGAGTAAATTTCCAAACCATGCTTTGTATTTTTCCGTCCAGTACCCAACACTGATTGTGGAAGGCCACCTTTAATGATGATGTGAACGCCTTTCATAGATGGGGAAAATTCTGTATAGCTATCTAATGTATCGATAATTTCTGTTGCAAAAGCATTTGTTTTTTCATCTACAACACACTTATCAATATCAATTCCGATATATTTATCCTGCTTACTGAATACAAAACCTATTCCGTCATAGTCACCTTCTAAATAGAATTTGACAGCCGTTGCAAATGTTGACCAAGTACGTCTGTTATTTGCTTGCGCCATTTCACCAGTGACTTGATATGGAACTTTTGTTGGTTTGCCATTTCTTTTTTCCTTACGCCATAAGATCCATTGCGGAAGGGCTTTTAACTCAGTAGGGATTTCATTAAAATTGTATGGATTTTCTTTCATTGCGCCCTCCAATTAGCTTTTTAGGATATAAAAAAGAGAAGTCGGCAAAACCAACCTCTCTATTAAGTTTTATTTAGAATGGTAAATTATCACTGCCTATATCAATTGGATTCCCTAATGAAGTTACTGGATTTACTTCTGATACATCATAATACTTCGCCTTAGCAGCGGTACGTTTTTGCTTCTGTCCATCAACAAGTTTTTCATATTCTTCATGTTTTACTGTGATTTGTAGGTTCTTATTGATAAGTTGTTTACCCATGTCCTGTGGAGAATCGAAAACATGATTATTACCAAATCCACATGCTTTCAATAGTGAGTTAACGATTTTGATTGAAACCTCATGTTCAAAGGTAAATGTGTTATAAAGGATTTTTGCACCTTGGTGATTTTGTGACACATCACTGCGAATCTCGAAATCTACTGATAACTTATCTTTACCAGCTTGTGTTTTGCCAGCTTCAGCATTTACAATTACCGCTTCATATTTACCTTCCGCAACTAACTCAAAACCTGTATTTACGTTTGTTTCATCGAATTTAAAGAATGACATTATTTATTTCCCCCTTGTTTTTCTGGTACATAACCAATTTTAAAAATATCTTCATGAGCACAAGCTTTACGTTTATCAAGTTGATTCTTTGCAAAGGTGTACGGTGAAGGTTCTAAAACAAACCCATAATTTTTTGTTTCTTCATTTATAACTGATCTTGCAACCACTTGGCATAGACCCATAAAGTTGTTTAGAATTTTGATTCGAATATCAGGATAAGCACGATTAACAGCTTGTCCACTTGGTAAATCCCATTTATCAGTGGTTTCCCACGCTGTAAATACAACACGCTTTCCTAACGTTTGTATAAAACGAACACTATCAATTATGAAAAAATCAATTTGTTGGTAATTGGCTTGTGAAGGAACACGGTTGTTATTACCTTCTCGTCCTAAGTTAGCCAACATAGATCTAGTTAACTCTGAAATATTATCGAAAAAGATCGTATCGTATTTAGATAAATCAGTCGTAGATAAATCTTTCATGAATGCATTCCAGTTCGTCCAAGCATCATAGGTATCAAATTTAACAATATCGATATCCGCATTACCTGATAATGGAGCTTGTGTTTTGTCGATCGGAATGTAAAGTGTCTTACCTTCTAAATAATTCGCTGTAGATGTTTTACGCATACCAGGATTTCCGTAAATTAAATACGTCGAGTTATCCGTTGTAATGCTAGAAGCATTTGTAATTTCCAATTAATCCACCTCTACTCTTCCTAATAAATAATCTGTTGATACACCTAAAGCTGTTGCTAAATCGCTTAATACATAAATGGTAGGTCTAGAATCTCCAATTTCATAATTCGAAATTGTACATCTATCTTTATTAATCTTTTCTGCTAATTCTTGTTGAGTAAGGTCTTTCTTTCGTCTTATCTCTCTAAGTCTTGCAGGAAACATAATCTTTACCCCTCCACAATCGAACGTCTTTTAATTCCAATAATCGGTTCTGTATACCCAGCAATCTCTAACTGCCTTTTAGCTTTTCTAAATACATAATCAATATTTTCATTTTCTTTTATAGAGCCATCAGGATTTAAATGTTTATTAGGAATCCATACGTTTTGATTTGTACCACCTAATGTAAATCGCTTCGCTGCAAATCTTTTGTAATTACGATCAATAAGTTTTAACTTTATTCCTTTGTAATACTGAATCATTTTTTCGCACCTTCCATGCTTTTCAAAATAAAGATTGAAGCTTCAAGATCGTTTATTTTGCTTGCAGCGTCCCGAATGTTCTTTTCAACAATAGGTTTCTTTTCTATTAATCGCTCTAATTCTCGTTCGTGTTCACCTAATCTTCGTTGTTCCACACTTAATGACTTTTCTAATTCTTCAATAGCAGCATTCAAAATGGAATCACCTCTTCTCGCTTAAGGTCCTCATATATTTCCATAAGATCCTGTAATCCGTGTTCATAAGCAATAATCATTAATGAAGCATGTGGATCATCACTATGTTTATATCGTTCTATTAAATTCATCGTTATTTGAATTTTAGCTTCGATTTTCCCTTGTAACATCCAGTCTTGCAGGTTCATTTTTACTCACCTGCCACTTTCTTTATGGAATGAGAATGTACGTATTGTTGGATACAATCTGTTTCATCGTGTATACAATCACCTTCAAAATCCAAGTACTCTTCACCGCAGTAGATTTCCTTATTGCAACTCGCACAA